CTATACATAAACACAGCAAATAGTTTATCGGGTGCAACCTTAATAGGATTTGCAACCGTAGGAAGTAATAGAAATGTATCTTTTAATAGAAAACTTTATCTAAATGGAACGAGTTTAGATTTTCTTACAAGCAATACTGGAAGTTCACAAATTAGTAGTGAGTTTGTAGAATCTATATTTGGTGCATCTACAACTTTGACTGTAAACCCTGCTAATGATATATTCTTAATTTACACTACGCAAAATGATGCGGTGGGAACTACTGCAACAAGTAAACAAGCAACGGTTCAAAAAATGAAATTAAACTAAATGAAAACAATAGTAAACATAAATACCGGAAAAGTTTTATTTGCAACGTCAATAGATATTGATTTGCAAGAAAATGAAATAGCGATTGATAATTTATTACAAGATAATTTTGTTAATCCTTATTGGAATTTTGAAAACAGCACATTTTACGAAAATGCAACCGAGCAAGAAATATTGGAAGAACCTACTCAACCAATAGCCAACGAAATTGTAATAGACTTACTAACTAAACAAGTTGAAACGATGTCAGAGGAAGAAAAAACAGATATTTTGCAAACACTTTTAACGCAATAAGATGAGAATATTAAAATCAATACTCAAAGATTGTAAAAGTTGGAATAAAATAGTAGTCAATAGATGGCACTTACACGCTCCGATAGCTTTTGTAATTGGTTGCTTTATGTTTTGGTTTTTAAAAGACACAATAAGCGATACTTACATAGCAACCGAAATAGCATTTAAGATATTTGCACCATCTTTTTTAGGATTTTTAGGTTTATGCTTATTTGAATTTTTGCAGAAAAGAGGGCGTATGATTGGGGAACTTGAAATGTTTGAAAGCTACAAAGATTTGTGGTTGAGTGAGTTCTTTTTAGTGTTAGGAATAGTAATTACTTTTTTATATTTTTTGTAGTTATGGAATGGATTGTAAATAATTGGATGTTATTACTAGGGGCAATAACCACTCCGATTGCTTGGATTTTTGGAGGCAAACAAGCCAAAGCACAAGAATTAAAAAAAGGCGAAACTGAAATAAATAAAGGTAATGCCGATGCAGTATCAGCGATGCAAGAAGTTTACAATAAATTCCTAGAAGATTATAAGTTGAGAATGAGCGAGGTTATGAATGAACTTACAGAGGTAAAAGATAACTATAAGACTATGCAGAAGCAATTCAACGAAATGCAAATATCTTATAGTAAAGAAACGGAAAAGCATCGGGATTTAAACTCAAAATATATCGCACTAGAAAAGGATTATGAAACTTTAAAAGGCTTGTATGATAAGCTTAAAAAAGATTTTGATGCACAAAAAAAACTAGCCAAGTGAAACTAGATGATAATGGTTACAAGTTAATTCAAGGCTTTGAGGGATTGTCTTTAGTTCCGTATCTCTGCAAGGCAAAGGTTGCGACAATAGGGTGGGGTAATATATTTTACCCTAGCGGAATTAAAGTTACGATGCAAGACAAGCCGATTAGTTTGGCAACGGCTTCGTGGATGTTTAGAACGATAGCTGATAGGTTTGCAGTTGACGTGGATAAGTTAATCAAAGCCAATCTTAATCAAAACCAATTTAACGCAATCGCATCTCTAGCCTACAATATCGGAATAACTGGACTTGCAAAAAGCACAATTCTTAAAAAGGTTAATATAAACCCTAGTGATCCAACAATCGCTAACGAGTTTGCTAAATGGAATAAAGCTGGTGGCAAGGTAGTAAACGGACTTACAAAACGCAGAGCAGTTGAAGCAAAACTATACTTTTCTTAAAACTTAAAATATATGCTATCTAAATGGAGTGTTTACGACAATCAAGTATTAGAGATAGTTACTACTTCCAAAAGGGAACTAAAAAAAATTGAGATTATAAGAAAAATAAATGAAGATTTAAGTTTTGACGATAAAAAATCTTTTAGCAAATATTTAGAGAGAAATCTAGCAAGGATAACAGATAGTTACGAGGGAGTTTATAATGCTTCTAATAACCTAGATATTGACTATACAACCGTTAAGCATTTATGGTTAAAAGATAAAGAAGCTAGTGTATTTGTAAAAAACCCAAATTTTGTTGAGCAAGAAACACAGGACTTGCAAGAACTACGAAGCAAGTTAATTGATAGCTTAAAAGACTACACTCCAAAATACCCAAAGATTGAACGCCCAAAAAATGTAAAGAAAAAACTATTGGTAGTTTCTCCAGCAGATATTCACATCGGAAAGTTAAGTAGTGCATTTGAAACTGGAGAAGATTATAACAATCAAATAGCGGTTAAACGTGTTTTAGAGGGTTGTAATGGACTATTAGCAGAATTACCAGCAGATAGCATAGATAAGATATTATTTGTTATAGGAAACGATATTTTGCATATCGATAACACTAAAAGAACAACGACTGCTGGAACGCCTCAAGATACTGATGGGATGTGGTTTGATAATTTTTTAATCGCCAAACAACTTTATGTAGATATTATTGAAATGATGATGCAAGTAGCGGATGTTCACGTTGTATTTAATCCAAGCAATCACGATTATACAAATGGATTCTTTTTAGCGCAGATTATTGAGGCGCATTTTAAAGATAGTTATAATGTAACTTTTGATTGTAGTATTTCACATCGCAAATATTACCGATATGGCAATAATTTAATTGGAACTACTCACGGAGATGGCGCAAAGGAAAGTGATTTGGCTTTACTTATGGCGCACGAAAGCAAACATTGGCAAGATTGCAACCATAGGTATTTTTATATTCATCATTTCCATCATAAAATTAGCAAAGACTATATGAGTGTATGTGTTGAGGCATTACGTTCTCCAAGTGGCACTGATGGTTGGCATCACAGAAAGGGATACCAACACGCACCAAAAGCAGTTGAAGCCTTTATACACGATTTTGATTATGGACAATTACAGAGATTAACTTTTTTATTTTAATATGAGCCAAACACGATTTCAAAGAATAAAAAGAATTTTGCAATTTTATTACAAAAGAGGGCAAAATAGAGAAAACGTAAACGAGGTATATCGTAAAATATTAAAAACTAAAACAAAATAAAAATGAAATATTTATTAATTTCTATTGTAACGGCGTTAATCGCCGTAATATGCTTAACTTCCTGCGGTGCAAAAACTGTTAACAAAGAAGAAACAAAAACAGATAGCATCGCTAAAAACGTAACAGTTTTGACAACTGATAGCACCTCTATTGACAAAAAGGTATTTGCTTATGATGTTGAAACGGATGAAATTGTAATTGAGGCAGTAGATACAACCGAGCCAATCGAGATTACGAATAACGAGGGCAAAGTAACTCGTTACAAAAACGCCCGTTTAAGCAAGAAAAAACGTAAAGACAATACTATTGTAGTAAGCGAAAAGATAGTGGCTAAAATAGTGGTTGATTCAGCTAGTAACGAGATTGAAGTTAACAAAGTTGAAAGCACAAAGATAGTTTACAAGGAACAGTTTAATTGGGGAACATTTATTATTCACCTCTGGTGGTTGTGGCTCTTAATTATATTGGCTATTTATTTAGCATATCGAAGATACAAAGGTTATCTTAAATTTCCTTTGCTTTGATTTTAGAATACAAGTGGATAAAAGAGGGTAAAGACTGGGTGCGGATTCAAATACCAGTCAACAAGTGGAAAGGAATACCTCCGATTGAGGATGAAATAAAAAAGCCTACTGATTAGAGTAGGCTTTGTTGAAAAAAGACTTAACAACTGTTCTAATGGGAAGTAAGCTAAGTACTGTCAGGCAAATATAAATAAAAAAGCCGCTAAATAAATAGTGGCTTTTCTAATCTATCAAACATCAAACATTATGAGTTGCAAATGTAGTAATTAATTTTAATTACAAACAAACTAAAATTCCGTAAATTACAGATACTACAAACAAAGCTATTAAAAGCACCAATCCCTCTTTATTTTCTTTCATTGTATCTTTTAGTTAAATATTCGTAAGCCAATCGGTTGCATTCTTTTGTACCTCCGATCACTTCAATCTTATACTTTTCTAGTTTTCCGTTATACGGTTCTCGTTTCTCTATTCCTTTTTTTGGTCTTCCTGCCATATTAATTGATTTGATTGTTTATATTCTTTAGGTATTTTATCGATGATTCGTACACGCCAACAACCTATTGCATCTTCCTCAACTACTCTAAATTCAGATGGCAAAGTTACAATAGAATTATCATAGTGGCGAACTATTATAAACTTAGGGTTTTGGATTGTTTTAATGTGGGTTATTTTTATCATTAATGCTATTTTTAGTGATTAATGTTAGTATTTATTAGCATATACACTACTTTAATTTAACAACAAAAGCATTAAAATTAAAAGCTATAAATGTATTTTCTGTTAAAGAAAGACAATGCAATTCAAAATCTTCATTTTTCATCAATGAGTTTTCTAACATAGACTTTAAATAACTTTTTTTAACTTTAGTCGTTCCTGAACCATCTCTTTTAATTTGACTAATAAATTCTAATTCGTTAGCTTTCTTTTTCATTTTGCAAACCTACAAATAAACTTTTATATAAAAAAATTTTTTTATTACAATTTAGATTCTATATTTGCCTCATCAAACTTAAAAAACATTTATTATGGACGATCACTTTGTATTAGGAGTTGGCAACAGTAGCCACCCAGCGAATCAACAGGGAACAGAATTGGAGTTGACTATTGAGGAGCAAATGGAAAACGAGATTTGCGATTTAGAACGCAAGATTCAAGAATTAACAATCCGCATCAAATACCGAGAAGCGGTTAACAAGAAAATAGTTGAACTTTGCCAGTCTGTATGTGGCGACAATACTTATATTTTTAACAAACTAAAAGAAATAAAATAATGGAAGATTTAATCAGATTTCAAGCGGAACAATTAAACGCAGTACGAAAAGAAAATGAGCGTTTAAACAACGAACTTAGACAAGCTAGAGAGTTAATGCAAGCACTTATAAACGATTGGGAGGTGCAAGATGCAGAAGTATTAGAAACTAAGCAACTAGACCAGGCGACTAAAGTCTTTGACGAGATTTTCCAAAACCCGATTGAGCAACTTAATAACTTATTCTAATGGACTACATCGCAGATAACATCGTATTACTTAGCTTTATAGCTGGTTACTTACTTCTTTTGATTGTTTTTATCGTATTTATTTTATTTTTTCCCGATGAAATGATTGAGGATATGGATTGGAAAGATAACTTTAATGACAAAGACAATGGATAGGAGAAAAGATTACAGCCGATTCAAGATAACAATCATTGAGTTATGGTTTAGATTCGAGTACTTCGGGCGAGAAACTTTTATAAATCGCTTAGGAGTTAGATCTAGAAGAATTTACAGAATTTTAGACGAGTGGGAGCAGAACGATGAATGTATTTTAGTTGAAAGTAAATTAAATTACACCGCAAAGAGTTATTTATAAAAAAAGTTTTTATATTTGCAGAACAATCTGGTCAGAGATTGAAACAAAAATTATAATCGATCCTAATTTTGCCTATTCTGACCAATAGGATTTAAGTTAGGATTTTTTAATTTAAACATTATGAGTAAAGATTTATTCCAGTTAATGCGCCAACAAGAGATTGACACGCAAAACTTTTTACCAAACAAGCTAGAAATTCAGCTATCTGCAAAAACATTCATCAAAGAAGTGTTAGATGCTGGAGAGATAGACAAAATTGAACTACTAGCACAAGCCAAAAGAATGGGAGAAGCGTTGGAAGTAATTAACGCCGAACTTATAAAAGTTCTCCCACAAGAGAACTTCGAGGGGTACGGACTAAAAGGCACATTCCGAAGCGGTGGCGAAACTATCAACTTTAAAGATTGTGAAGTGTGGAGTGATATAAACCGAGAACTAAAAGAACGTGAGGACTTACTAAAGTTAGCTTTGAAATCGCATAATGAAATATACGATGCGGCTGGAGTTCAAGTGCCTAAAGTATCAACAACGCCACGAAAATCATCACTAGCAATATCATTTTAAAACAATAATTAATCTTAATATCTTATCTTATGAAACACATTGCAACCGCTTTACTAAAAGCACAGTCAGAAATGAGCAACGCCAAAAAAGGCGCAGTAAATCCATTCTTTAAAAGCAAATACGCAGATTTAAACTCGATCCGGGAGGCAGTTATTCCAACGCTAAACGCAAACGGAATCTCGGTTCTCCAGCCGATTGTTCACGTGGATGGCAAAAACTTTGTCAAGACTATATTGCTGCACGAAACTGGAGAAATGATGGAATCACTTACCGAAATAGTTTACAACAAAATAAACGATGCACAAGCGCAAGGGTCGGGAATAAGTTATGCCCGCAGATATTCGCTTCAATCATTTGTTTGCGTGGGCGCAGATGATGATGATGGCCAGAAAGCAGTAGAGCCAAAACCAAACGCTACAACCGAAATATTAAAAAAGGCAAAAGATGGCGGCTTTTCATTGGATCAAGTAAAAACCAAATACAACATAACACAACAACAAGAAACAATTTTTATTAATCTTTAATTTTTTATTTATGGCGCAGTCTTATTATGGTTCAATCGATTTTAGTAAATTAATTGAGCAGGCAAAATCGGGAAACAAGGCTTTCTCAAAATCCGAAAACGGAAAAATTTATTTAAACGTGCGGATGTACGTTAATGATGAAGTTGATAAATACGGAAACGTTGCTTCTTTTCAATCAAACTTTAAAGGAGCAACAAAAGAGGAGAAGTTTTATTTTGGAAACTTGAAGGAATCAACTCCAATAGAAAATAAAATTGATGTGGTTGACATACCAGACTTTGACGGACTTCCTTTTTAATTAAAAAAAAGGCACGTGATTAATTTTGCGTGCCATTTTTTTTTATATTTGCATTTGTATTGTTCGGGCAGGTTCGATACTAATTAAGAAATTTTAAAAAGCTCACAAGAGTAAAGCCTGCCCGCTTGAAATTGTGGGCATTTTTTATTTTTATGATAAAGACATTAAGGCCATACCAGCAAGAACTTCTAGATGGTATATTTGAAAAATTAAAAACAGTTGATAAACTTTGCGTTCAACTATCTACTGGAGGTGGTAAAACTGTAATTTTTACAGAAATGATTAAGCAACTAGATTCTAAAACTTTAATTTTAGTTGATAGTATTGATCTTGTTCATCAAACAAACGATACTTTTAAAAAGCAAGGGATTGATGTTGGAATGGTGCTAGCAGGAAATAAAATATTTCCAGAAAATAAAGTTATTGTCGCAATGGTTTCAAGCCTTTGGAATAGACGCGACAAAATGCCTACATTCAATTACTGCGTTGTTGATGAATGCCACGTTTGGATTTTTAATAAGTTATTTCCCTATTTAAAGAACTGTAAAATTATTGGATTTACAGCTACTCCAGTGCGTTTAAAGAGATATAAAATTGATGAAGATACAACTGCAGTGGAATGTATGGCCGATGTATATGATGATATAATATGTGGCAAACCAATTAAGTGGTTAATTGATAATAACTATCTTGTAAAAGATGAAAATGAGTTAATTGATTTTGATTATTCAGGACTTAAAACAGATAGTAGCGGAGAATTTACTGCCGAATCAATGAAGCAAGTTTTCCAAGATCCGGAATATCAAAGAGCATTATTATCTACGTACGAAATATATTGCGATAATAAAAAAACAATGATATTTACTTCGTCAACGGAAACAAATGCAATTTTTGCGGAATTGTTTTCTGAAAAAAATGTTAGGACTTATGATAGTGTAAATAATAACTCAAATGAGCGAGATGAAATTATACAATGGTTTAAAGACACTCCAGATGCAATACTTATAAACACAGGTTGCTTTACAAAAGGTTTTGATGTTTGCGATGTTGAGTGTATAATGGTAGCGCGTGCAACTAAAAGCCTTGCCTTATGGATTCAGATTTGTGGGAGAGGAGCCAGAATTACGGACAAAATACATAAAGATAAAATTATTATTATTGACGGTGGTAATAATATAAACGAACATCAGTATTTTTCTTTTGATCGAGATTGGAATAAAATTTTTTCAGATAGAAAAATAAAATTAATAATTGAGCCCCAGCAGGAATGTGAAGAGTGCGGATTTACTTTTCCAGAAAAAGAAAAAGAATGCCCAAATTGTGGCCATATTCCCGAACCGATAGAAATGCAACTTGAAAGGGAAAAACAACAATTTAGAATTGACGGGAAAAAAGCAAAATTAAAGACTCCAACAATTGACATAAATTTTTTTATAAATAAAGGAGTTACAGATTATCAGGCACTCAAAATTTTATCAGAAAAGTGGATTCAATTTTTAGATAAAAGCGATATTAAACACGATGATTTTTTATTTCATCAGAAAAAAGGAAATTTTCAACAAAGATTTGATGTACTTTTGAAGCCCTTTTATTTTCAAATTATAAATTCAATTTTGCCAAAAGGTAAAAATGTAGTTTACAAAAATTACTGCAACAAAATATTAAAACAATCTTATAATAAAAAATATGGAAACACAAACCAAATTTAGCCTATATAACTCAATAGGTTCGAAAGAAAAAGTAGATATATCATTTGATGATTATTGCGAAATGATTGTTAAAGGAAAATATCAAGACCTGGTTCTTAAAGCGCGAGCAGTAAAAAAAGATGAGGCGAAGTATAAAGCATTAAAAACAAAGATGCCTTGCATAACTGGTTCCGCTATAATGAATCAAGGAGAAAAAACAAAAGGCAATATAAAGGAAATGAATGGCCTTATTGTTTTGGATATTGATGATGAAGTTGATTTAGCATTAGTAAATAAAATTAATGCGGATCAATATACATTTATTTCGCACCGTTCCTTTGGAGGCGATGGCCTTTGCGTATTTATAAAAATTAACGCTAATAAATTCCTAGAATCGTTTAACGATTTAGGTCAGTACTATTGGGATAATTTTAATTTAGTAATTGATCAATCCTGCAAAAATCCAAATAGATTAAGATTTTTATCTTTTGATCCATACCTATTTCAAAATGACAAATCAAAAAAGTTTATAGCAAAAAGCAAAGTAAAAAAAGAGATAAAAAATGAAAACTTTATTTTTGTTAAGGATGATTTTAGCCAAATAATTGATAAAGTAAAAGATATAGACATTTGCGAGGATGATTATAAAAGATATTGTGATATTGGATTTGCAATTGGATCAACATTTGGATTGGCAGGATTAGATTATTTTAAAGCTATTTGTCAAAGTGGTCAAAAGTATGATCCGCAAGCAATTGAAAAACATTATAAAAACTTTTGTAAGGATGGAAATATAACAATTGCAACCTTTTATCATTACGTAAAAGAAGCTGGAATTGAAATATACAGCGATAATACAAAGGCCACAATCAAAGCTGTAAACGTACAAAAAGCGCAAGGAGAAGCCACAATTGAAAGCGTAGCAAAAGTTCTTAAAATACAAAAGTTTACACCTGATGAAAAGTTAATTAAAGATTTGATTGATTCAAAAACAGAGTTTAAAGTATTTGAGGACTTATCAAATATGGCCAAACTTGAAAATTTTATAATTGAAAATTACGCTCCAGAACGCAATATAATTACAAATGAAATAAAAATTGATGAAGTAGTAATTGATGACCATAGATTAAATTCAATTTATAAAACAGCCTGCAAAGTTTTAGATTTTAATGTTTCCAAATCTGATGTACGCGATATTATTAATTCAGATGCAACAAAAGACTTTAACCCGCTTAATTCATTCTTTAGTAATAAAGAGTATAAGACTGGAGAAATAGACGCTTATATCGACTGTGTTCATCCACAAAGCGATTATAATCGATGGGCGTTTAAAAAATGGATTGTAGGTACAGTTCACAATTGGATAAGTCCATTAAATGAAACAAAAGTAAGTCCTTTAACTTTTGTACTTTGTGGCCAAAAACAAGGCACCGGAAAAACATCTTTTTTTAGAAATTTACTTCCAGAGGATTTAAAAGATTACCTAATTGAAAAAAAGATTGATGCAAATGATAAAGATTCAATGTACAATCTTGCAAAAGGCCTAATTTGTTTTGATGATGAATTTGGAGGATTGGCCACAAAAGATGTTAAAGATTTTAAACGCGTGGCCGACACTAACTGGATTGATATTAGACTTCCTTATTCAGCATATTACACAAAAATAAAAAGACGCGCTACACTTGCAGGAACTACAAATGAGGGCAACGTGCTAAAAGACGTAACAGGAAATCGAAGACTATTACCTTGCAATGTTGGATCTATTGATTATGATAAAATGATTAGTATTGATACTGATTCACTTTGGCGTGAGGCATTTAAATTATGGCGAGATGGTTTTGATTGGAAAATCTATAAATCTGATGATATAGAGTATCTAAATAGCCAGACAATTGAAAATATAGATGTAAATCCAATCGAAGAAATATTTTTTAATCACTTTTCACTAGAAGAAACAACAGAAAAGAGCGAAAAAATAGTAATGAATCAAGGAGATATACTAAATTTTTTAAATATTAACTCGGCAATAAATGTGTCAAAATATGATATAAAAGATATTTTTACCAAAAATAAGTTAATTTACAAATCAATTAAACTTTACGGAGTAGTTAAACATGGAATATTATTGTGGAAAAAAGCAGAATTTCAACAACAAAATTTTGAAGTTCCATTTTAAAAGGTAAGGAAAGTAAGAAAAGGTAAGAAAAAAAATCTTACCCCTTAAACCCTTATTTTATTGAGGTTAAGTACAAAGGTAAGGTAGTAAGGTAAATTATTAATTAAATATATATAAGATTATAAAAAGTAATACTATATTACTACATAATGAATAATTGATAGTAAATAATAATAGTTTGAAAACAAAAAAACCTTACCTCCTTACTTTAGTGATAAACCCGCACAAACACTAGGAAAAAAAGGTAAGGTTTTTTAAAAAGTAAGAAAAAAAATGAATAAAGAAGACGTATTACAAGCAAAAATTATAGTATTTTTTAAAAATGAATACCAAATAAATGGCAAAGGATTGATCTTTTCAGTTCCAAATGGTGGATCTAGAAATATAATTGAAGCCAAAAAATTAAAATCAACTGGATTGATGGCTGGAGTTTCTGATTTAATTGTTTTAAAACCAAATGGAGAAACTATTTTTGTAGAAATTAAGACAGATGTTGGAATACAATCTCTAGTACAAATTAAGTTTCAGAAAAAAGTAGAAGAATTAGGCTTTAAATATTTTGTGGTTAGATCACTAGAGGATTTTAAAGAATCGATTTTATGTTAAATAATTAGTTCAATTAAAAAAATTTATTTAATATTTGTTCAAATATTAAAATTTTAACATTATGAGAAAACAGTTTTACATTTGGACACAAGAGGACCAGCACTCTGAAAATTATTACAGAACAGAAGAGCAAGCTAAATTAAGAGCGGAGCTAAAAGGTTTATACAATTACGAAATTCGAGAAGTTTACACACGATGAAGCCCAGTGATTTAAATTTAACTAATATCCCGGAGATCTCAAAGTTAGGCAGACCTTACCGCTTATTAAGTATTGCTAAAAATTTACAAGTTTCCTGCAAGTGGATAAAAAAAGTTGAGCATTGGCACTGGTACTATTTTTTTATTTATACCGACGACAATAGCTTATTCGGTTTTGAATTTGATTACAACGATAATTTTGTGCAGAAGTTTAACCATGAGAGAACTCGTAAAATATTAGATAATTTATGACACCAAAAGAAAAAGCAAAAGAGTTATTTGATAAAATGTATGGAGTTACTGATTATCAAGCAAAACAAAGTGCATTAATAGCAGTTGATGAAATACTATCCTGGAATCAAACAAAATTTTGGGAAGATGTTAAACAAGAAATAGAAAAGCTATGAACGATACAGTTTATTTTCAACCTAAAGGAATTAATCCTAAATACTGCGAGGCAGGTATGATTTTAAAAACAGATAGTGATTACATTCATTACTATGATGAACCTTGTAAAATTTTAATTAGTGAAGTAAAAATTATACCAAAAGAAAATGTATTCTATAATAAAAAAAAGAGGTGGTATGAAGTTAAAGAAGAAATTTTAAAATTATAACTTATGGATATTTCAAAATGCAACGACAATCTTTGCCCATCAAAAGAAATTTGTTATAGGTTTACTTCTCCAGTAAGTGAATTTAGGCAAAGCTGGATTAATACCAACCGAGAAGCGGATGCATACAACTGCGATTTATTTTGGCACAATAACAAATGTAAATATTGTGGTCAGGATCAATATAATCACAAATTAAGCTGCGCCAGTCAGAGAGCTACAATTTTGATGCACTTGAAAAAGAAATAACCTTTTACAACAAGATAAACCCTAATTTTTGAGGTTTATGTAACAACAAAAAGTAAATGAAATACATTTTAATCTTAGCAGCATACGAATTTATCAGACCAAAATTGATTTGGTTGTTTTATTATTTAATCAAAAAAGCAGAAAATGGAAAATAATAACCCAACTTTTGAAAGTTACGCTATAATGCTGAATGAATTAAAATCGGCTTTAGAATTGAACAAAATAAAAGATGCAAAAATAGAGCGATTAACAAATGAAAATATTTCTTTAAAAAACGATTTAATAACTTACTATACAAATAACTAACAAATGATTGCAGTACTGACCACAGATCCAAAAATTTACCAGCTTTACCTAATGCAAGAAAACCTAACCTTTGCCGATGCTAGGCAAATTTGCAGAAAATCCGATTTAGATGGCACCATTTATGATGATATAATTGACCTCGATCCAAAGCAAAATGTTACAGACTGGGTGCGAGTAAGAATAAAAAACAAAACATTAGAAAATAATTAATACATTTGAATTATGAATAAAGATAAATTTTGGTACAATCAAATTTGCATTGATTACATTCCATTTGATTTGTATGAAAAAGTAACGGTAAAAGATTTATCGCAATGGTCAGATTTTTTGTATAAAATTAATTTTAGCAATATGAATGATGTTTATTGTTATTTAAATGAAAAAATAAGTACAATGTGATTGAACAACTTGCACAAAAAGACAGCGACTGGCGATTGATGGCTTTCAAAATTACGAAAGACAAAGACCTTGCTGACGATATTGTGCAGGAGATGTATCTAAAAGCGCACACGTTCAAGAATATAAATAATTCGTACATTTACACCATCTTACGAAACTTATTTTACGATAGTTTAAAGACAAAAGAAATACTAATCGATGACTTTACAAGGTTTGAGATTATTGATGATGAATACGTTACGCTTCCGGAGTTTGATGAAATTTCAAAGCGATTAACTTGGTATGAAAAAACAATGTTTGTTTGCTCAACATTGGAGGGGCAAAGACCATTTTCGAGGCAAACGGGTATTCACATTCAAACAGTTCACAGAATTAATAAAATGGTAAAAGAAAAACTAATATGCGTAGTAAAAAACCAAAACTCGGAACAATAGTAAAAGAGATTACAGAGGCAGTTGGAATTAAGCAATGTGCTAAATGTGAAGACCGCCAATTTACGATGGATAAATGGACTCACAAAAAGCCAATTTGTAAAATCGATTGTAAGGACTGCCAAGCGTTTAATAGTTCCGAGCCTAACATCCCAGCTTTATACTTAAAATACTTCGGCTTGGATAACACCAACACCAAAAGCGAAAAAGTAATGGCGATAATGATCAAGGATTTGAATAAATTATTTAACGATGGAAATTAGGAAAATTTCGGAGATTAAATTAAACCCAAACAATCCTAGACTTATCAAAGATGATAAGTTTAAAAAATTGGTTCAGTCAATTAAAGACTTCCCGGAAATGCTAAACATTCGCCCAATAGTAGTTAATCAAGATATGATTATTCTCGGTGGAAATATGCGTTATAAAGCGTGTAAAGAAGCTGGACTAAAAGAGATTCCAGTTATAGTTACCGATCTAACACCGGACCAACAAAGGGAATTTTTAATAAAAGACAATACAAGCGGTGGCGAATGGGATTGGGAAGTATTAGCAAATGAATGGGATAGCGATCAACTAGAAGCGTGGGGATTAGATTTGCCGATTGATTTTAATCCTGAAGTACTCGAAGCCGAAGAAGATGATTTTGCAGTTCCTGATGGCGGTATTGAAACAGATATAGTTTTAGGTGATTTGTTTGAAATTGGAGAGCATCGGTTGCTTTGTGGGGATAGCACCTGCTCCGATACAGTTGCAAAGTTAATGAATGGGCAAAAGGCTGATATGGTATTTACTGATCCGCCTTATAATGTTGCGTTTAATGGTAGGAGTGGCAAGTTTGATGTTATTGAAAACGATGATTTGCCCGAAAAAGAATTTGAACAGTTAATTGATGGTTTTGTTTCAATCTTAAATATATTGAACCCTCCTATTTACTATGTTTGGTGTAATTGGAATTTTTATGGTATGCTGCAAAGCAAATTAGATTTTAAGGCGTGTATTGTATGGGCAAAAAATGTGTTTGGGTTAGGTCGTGGGTATAGACATCAACACGAGTTTTGTTTGTTCAATGGTAAAATAGACGAAGGTATTAATAACGAATCGGATTTATGGGAAGTTAAAAAAGACACCAATTATATGCATCCAACACAAAAACCAGTTGAGTTAGCATCAAGAGCATTTAACAATCATAAAAACGCAAAAACGATAGTAGATTTGTTTAGTGGCAGTGGTTTGAGTTTTATTGCATCACACCAACTTAAACGCAAATGTTACGGAATAGAATTAGACCCTAAATATTGTCAAGTTATAATCGACCGAATGAAGAAGCTCGATCCAACAATAGAAATAAAACGCAATGGCATACGACAAGAATAAAATATTTGAGCAGGCAAAGGAAGTAATTGTCAAACATAAATTGTTTTTTGTTGAGGACATCGTTGCTTTTTTGCCTTGTGATAAAACTACTTTTTACCGTTTCTTTGAACCTGATAGCAACGAATACAACGAGCTAAAAGGACTTTTAGAAACTAACCGAGTAACTCTAAAAGTTTCAATGCGGTCAAAATGGTACACTAGCAACGCTCCAGCATTACAGATGGCTTTAATGAAACTAATTGCAACGCCTGAAGAGTTACGAAAGCTATCAATGAACCATCAAGTAACAGAGGAAACGGAAAAACCTATCTTCAAACAAATAGACCTCGATGTTATTACAGACGACAGCGCAGAGTAAAATAAGAAAATTAAGAAAACGAGTAAGGATTGTGCAAGGCGGGACAAGTAGTTCCAAAACCTTTACAATCCTTCCGCTTTTGATACAGTACGCGATGGATACTCCAAACTCCGAAATTAGCGTTGTAGCCGAATCAATCCCGCATTTAAAACGTGGGGCGTTAAAGGACTTTTTAAAAATAATGCAGTGGACTGATAACTTTAATTCAAACAATTTTAATAAGTCAAACCTAACCTACAAATTTACAAACGGAAGTTATATCGAATTTTTTAGCGCAGATCAACCGGATAAATTAAGGGGAGCGAGGCGTGATGTACTTTTTATAAACGAGTGCAATAACATTACTTTTGAAAGTTACCAACAGTTATCAATCAGAACAAAGAAATTCATCTATTTAGACTACAACCCAACAAATGAATTTTGGGTGCATACGGATTTAATCAACGATAGCAATTCCGACTTCATAATTCTAACTTACAAGGATAACGAGGCACTTGATCCAGCAATAGTAAAAGAGATTGAAAAGGCGCAGGAGAAAGCCAAGACTTCGGCATATTGGGAGAACTGGTGGAATGTTTACGGATTAGGTCAACTCGGAACGCTGGAGGGCGTTATATTTGAAAATTACGAACTAATCGATACAATACCGGCAGAGGCAAAGTTAATCGGTTACGGACTAGATTTTGGATATAGTAACGATCCGAGCGCACTAATTGAAGTTCACGAGTACGATGGTAAGATTATTTGCAACGAGGTGATATATTCGACCTCACTACTCAACTCCGATATTATAAACTTAATGAGCCACGATAAACGCCTGCCGATTTGGGCGGATAGTGCCGAACCTAAAAGCATCGAGGAAATTCGCAGAGCAGGATACAATATCAAAGCGGTTGTGAAAGGAGCAGACTCGATTAATTTTGGGATTTCAGTACTGCAACAAAGACAAATGTTAATCACAAAGTCAAGCGTGAACCTAATCAAAGAATTGAGGTCGTATAGTTGGGATGTTGACAAGACTGGCAAGAAACTTAACAAGCCGATTGACTCGATGAACCACGCTATTGATGCGCTTCGATACTTCGCAATGATGCAACTTGCAATCAAGCCAACACGAAAAGTAATAATAACATAAACAAAACCACATTTTTTAGTTATAATAGTATGAGAGTAATAATCCCCACAGATTTAAAAGAAATAACCCTATCGCAGTATAAGCGTTACCAAAAAGTAGTAGCCGATAATGCAGATGATGAAACGTATATTTGCATTCAAATGGTTGCGATATTCTGTAACATAGAAGTTGGCGATGTAATGAAACTTCCTGCGATTGAGTTTGCCGATATAGTCAAAACAATAGCGCAAACACTTGACCAATCTCCTGCACTTACACGTACATTTAAAATGAATGGCGTTAATTACGGATTTATTCCTAATATGGAGCGCATCTCACTAGGGGAACACGCAACAATCGATACTTGTATGGGTAAAGATGAACTAACCGAGTTGATGCTTTCAGTAATGTACCGACCAATCAAAAGAAAAGCGGGCGAATATTACGAAATTGAAGAGTTCACTGGCGATGAATCCCTTGCGTTAAATTTCAAAGATACACCGATGCACATAGTTAGAGGCGCAATGGTTTTTTTTTGGAGTTTATTCAGCGAATTATTGAATCACACCCTTTGCTCTATTCCCAAGATGGCAGCGAGGGAGAAGTTGAATTTGGAGGAAGTTTTACCGAACGCTGGGGATGGTACCAATCCTTTATCACAATTAGCCGAGAACTTAAAATTAGAATTTCAGACGTTGGAAAAGAACCTTTATCTGAATCACTCACGCTTTTATCTTACTTAATCGACGAAAGCAAAGAGGAAGCAAGACGAATAAAACAAACACAAAAGCAATGAACCAATATTACACTTGTTTAAACTTCATTAGAGATAGCATAAAAGATGCTCCTTTTGTTAATACGATCACGCAGGGAACGGACATTATCGACAACGTAAAAAAGAATATATTTCCGCTGGCACACATAAATATTTTGAATGCATCCGCTCCGGGACAAAATAATACTTTCACGTTTGAAATAGCGGTTCTAGATATTCGCAACGTAAGCAAGGTAAAATCAAATAATAAGTTTCTAGGAAACGATAATGAAATTGACAATTTGAATACTTGCCACGCCATTATCAATTATGCTATAACCAAAATGCAGTTAACGAGAAATGAATTTGATATAGAGATTGAAAACGTTTCAGATTTAACTCCGATACTTTTAGAATTTACAAATATGTTAGACGGTTGGAAAGTGGATTTAACGCTTTCAATTCCGAACAACGCAATGAGTGTTTGTTGTGAAGATTGAGAACGTACAAGCGGCATTAAATGAGTTTGGGCAACTTGTTATAGATCGGGCAAAGTCTAACTTAAAGAAAGGAGGCAAATACGGTACTCATAATACAAGTAACAAGTTGACCGACTCTTTAAGATTTGAAACTAAGGAAATGCCGAGGAGTATTGCTTTTGATTTTTTTGCCGAAAGTTACTGGAAGTTTTTAGATTACGGAGTTAAGGGTAAAATTTCAAGCGCAAAAGCACCGAACTCACCTTATAAGTTTGGAAGTGGCAAAGGAGAAAAGGGCGGTTTGAGACGTGCTATTGATAGCTGGGTAGTTCGCAAAGGATTGGCAGGAACGAGGGGCAAAGATGGGCGATTTACTACACGTAAGCAAATGGTCTCTATGATTAGCCGAAGTATCTATTTGAAAGGTACACCCGAAACAAAGTTTTTCCGCGAGGCGTTTGAAACGAGTTACAAAAGTTTAGATGAAAATATAGTTGAGAAATACGGTTTGGATGTAGAATCGTTTTTGAAATTTACACTAAAAGAAATAAAATGAAAGTAATATTTGTACGAAGTCCTTATAAAATTTTAGTTGATGAAGCCACGCAGGTTTATACTAGATGCGTGATTGATATAATTGATCCTGCTGGAGTGTTACCAACTAAAACCGTAACGCTAGAAAAGCAAATCCCAGACACAGTTAATCGGGATTGCTGGTTTAATATTTCACCTTACATAAAAGATGAGATTGAAAACATAGCACCGAGCGCAATTACACCAACGGATGAAGATGCGAATATGTGGCGCAAAGTTGAAGTTACAACCTATTGGAAAGTAAATTTAACCGATGAATGGACTTTAATAGATACAGAAGCTTTAGTTGCAGTAAACGGATATAACAATTATCAAGGTGGCTACAATCAATCTATTGAATCGGATGTTGTTTACTTAACTAATCCAAACGTAAATATTTATCGCTCCGATAATGAGCAATATTTTAACATTTTAGTAGATTACGATTGGAACGATGGGTACGATTTGATTTATAGATATAGAAATTTAGCAGGTACAACTATTGAAAACGTAAAAGCAATAAACTTAGTAGATGAAATTACTGGTATTTTTATGATGAAAGTACCTTATAGAGGTGATGTTGCTGGACAAGAAAACGGAAATAGCGTACAAGTTATATTGAATTCTGATGACGTACAACCTCAAATATACTTTTTAAACGGTGATGACTGTCTTTACACTCCGATAAAATGCAGTTTTGTAAACTCAAAAGGTGGATGGCAGTATTTAACATTTTTTAAAGCACGTACAGATAGCTATGAAGTAAAAAGTAAAGGGTTTAATTTACTTGCTGATGCAGTTGATTACAACCCATTAAGAGGACAAAAAAAAGAGTTTAACTTTAATTTGATGCAAAGCGTTAAGTTAAATACTGGATGGGTAGATGAAAATACAATCGAGTTACTTGTAGAATTAATGACAAGTGAAACTATATTGCTAGATAACGAACCAGCAACTTTAAAAGACAAATCTATTCAAAAGAAAACAAGGTTAAAAGACAAAATGATTAACTACGAAATGAATTTTGAGTACTCGTTTAACCTTATAAATGACGTAGATTAAATGAAAAACGTTGCATTATACATTTATATCGACGAGTTAATTGATGACGTTATAACGCCAATTAGACACCGTTTGGAATTGTTTGCGGATGAATCAATAAGCGTTACTTCCTCAATTCAAAATTTTAGGGATTTGGGTAAGATATTTACGGACTATTCCAAAGCATTTACTATTCCAGCATCTGACCACAATAACAAAATTCTGTACCATTGGTATAATAGCGAAGTAGGTGCAACGGTTGTAGATTCTCCTTTAAATTTAACCGATGCATTTGACCACAGAATAACATATTTTGGATATATTGAGATTGACACAATTCCTTTTAGGTTTGGAAAGTGGTCGCTGAAAGGCAGTAAGAAAACCGACAATAAAATTGAAAGTTACTCAATTAATTTTACGGGTAATTTAGTGCAATTAAAGGAAAGGTTTAAGGATGACAAATTAAACTCACTAGCTTACTTTGAGGATGGCGTAAGAATTAGTTATTACGATGAATTAAATCACTTGTATAACCTTGCAAACGTTCAGGCAAGGGTAACGGATGATAGTTACGATATACTTTACCCATTAATAGGAACAAAGAGAAAATTATTTCTAGCAGCAGGAGCAACCGCAGCCGATAACATTTCAACTACTGCGGGTAAGTTATTGTTTAATGAGATATTTCCAGCGATAAGAGTTACTAAAATACTAGAGTATATTCAGGGAGCATACGGAATCACATTTACGGGAGCGTTTATTGAAAGTTTAACTTTTAGCAGGTTGTTTCTTTATCTTAAAAATCAAGACCAGTTTACAATCAAACCTGAATTATTAAAAATAAATTTTACTAGCAAAGATGCCAATACAAGAATTGAAGATTTTTTTGGAGGTTTTATAGATACTGCAACTGGAATAGGCTTTACAACTTTAGATTTAGCAACTGATGTTTTAACATTTAACTCAACATCAATAAATGAATTTTTTGACCCTCCTGCTACACCTTCGGGATATTCTCCTACTATTTCAAATAGTAGGTCTTTAAAGCTAAAAATAACAACAGCTTCGACAAATCCTTACAATGTATTTGTTTATAATAATGGTATTTTATTTTCATCATTTTCAAATTTAGTAGGAACGCAAGAATTATCAATTATATCAAATCAACTTGCAAATAATTTAACGCCAGTTTATTTATTTAATTTTTATGTAAGTAGTGAAAGTGGAATAACTTTTACAAGTGAATTAAAGCGCACAATTAAAAGAACAGGTTTTTTTAATCCAGGACCATTTAGCGGAGGTTTTGTCGGCACATATACAGAGTACCAAGTAGTAAAAGCTACAAGCGCATCACAAACAACAGTTTCAAATATTGACATTAAATCATTCGTTCCCGATATTAACGTGGTTACATTTATGGAAGGATTGATTAAGATGTTTAATTTAATGGTAATTCCAACATCTGATACTTCATTTAATTTGCAACCTTTAGTAAATTACTATTCAGATGGTTCAAATATAGATATTACAGAATATGTAATGACTGATTCAACCGAAATAAACCCTCCACAATTATTTAAGCGTATAGCTTTTAAATACGAAAACTCAATCAATAGGTTGAATGAAATTTACAGAGGTTTATTTAACAAAGAATATGGCGATTTGAATTTTGAAAATCAAAATAGTGCATTTGTTGAAACTTACGAAGTGGCTTTACCTTTTGAAAATTTTATGTTTGAAAGGGAAACGGACACGAACTTTATTACAGCTACGATGTTTGATAAAGATAACAACGCATACGTGCCGAAGCCGAGTTTAATTTATTGCAATGCGGAGCAATCCGTAACACCTGCTATAAAAATTTCAAACGGAACTACCACAAATGACATTAGCACTTATGTAAGATTTTCAAACGAGTTAGAGTTAGCGGCAACAGATTTGAGTTACGTTCAATCTTTAAATTGGGGTGCAGAAATTTCCTCTTGGTTTTTAGATATAAATTTTAGTGGCTTGTATGATAGCTTCTATTCAGATTATATTGAAAATTTATTTAACCAGCGTACTAGAATTTTAAAATTAAAAGCGATGTTACCAACGTCGTTAATTTGTTCAATACGATTAAAAGACAAATTGATAATTTCAAATAAAAGGTATATCATTAACACAATGACACCCGAATTAACAAGCGGAGAAACTTCTTTTGAATTGATTTTAGATAACAGCGCAGCAACAGATGAGGGAAGTCAAGTATTACGATTGACAAACATTCAAACGATGTTACTTGACAATACTGCGCAAGAAATAGAGTTGCAAGTATCTTTACAAAACTTTGATTTGTGGCGTTCAAAATTAGCAACGGGTTTTCTAGTGGGAACTTACTCAAGTGGAGGCAACCAATACAAAGATGGACTTTTAAATGTTGCAGTGCCGGCAAATACAACTGGAGTTAATAGAACGGACAATGTATTATTAGAGTACTTTCAAGGCGCAGTTTCAACAACTATTTCAATACAAATAAATCAATATGCTTAAACAAATACTAGATATGCTACAAATAGCAGAGGACTATAAAGGCAACGAGACAATCGAAATCGCAAAGGGAAAATATCAATATACAAATAACTGTGAATTATTTAAAAAAGCGGCAAAATGGCAATAGAAAAGGTTATTGATATAAAAGTACAAGGCAACGCAGATGAGGCGGTTGGTTCTTTACGCTCACAATTAAGAGCAGCGCAAGCCGATGTAGCTGCATTATCTGAAAAGTTTGGAGTTACTTCACAAGAAGCAATTAATGCGGCTAAAAAAGCGGGAGAATTAAAAGATAGGATTGGAGATGCAAAAGCGTTAACCGATGCCTTCAATCCCGATGCTAAATTTAAGGCTTTGAGCAGTTCACTTGCTGGAGTTGCAGGTGGGTTTGCTGCGGTGCAGGGCGGAATGGCTTTGTTTGGTGCGCAATCTGAAGAAGTAGAGCAAACGCTTTTAAAAGTTCAAAGCGCAATGGCTTTGAGTTCAGGATTGCAAGCGATTGGAGAAAGTATAGATAGCTTTGAGCAATTAAGCGCAGTAGTTCAAAATTCAACTGCATTTAAAAAACTTGATACTTTAGCAACCGCAGCGGCAACGGTAGTGCAAAGATTATTTTCAAGTGCAGTAACTACAACCGCAGTATCATTTAATGCTTTAAAAACCGCAATAGTATCAACTGGTATTGGTGCGCTTGTTGTTGGTTTAGGTTATCTAGTTGCAAAAATGAATGAAAGTTCAGATGCAACAGAGGAAATGACCGAAAAACAAAAAGCACTTAATAAGCAATTAGAATACGGAAAAGAATTAGCCGATGCAAACGCAAAAGGAATAGACTATAATACTCAAATTGAATTAGCTGCTGCAAAGCAAAGAGGAGCAAGTGATAAGGAATTAACACAAATAAAAGTAGATGGCATTAACGCTAGATTAAAAGCTAATAATGAAGAAATAAAATCGATTGAATCTACTCAAAAAGAGGGTTATAATTTAACAAAAGAGCAAAACAAAAGAATACAAGAATTAAGAAACGAGGCTTTAGATTTAGAAAGAAAAGGAAGATTAGAAATTGCAAATTTTAATGCAGATCAAGCGTCAAAAGAAAGAGAATCGGAAAAAAAGAGTGCTGAAGAAAAAAAAGCTGATAGAAAGCAAAGACAAAAAGAAGCCAAAGAGCAAGCAAAAAAAGACGCTGAAGAATTAAAGGCAGCATTAAAAGCGCAAAGTGATGCAACCGTTGCAAATGAGTTAGAAATAACAAAAGCGATTGGAGATGCGCAGGATAAAAATGCCGAGGCATTTATGACTAGAAGTCAAATTGAAGAGCGAGCAGTAAATGATAAATATTTTCGTTTAATTGAATTAGCAAAGCAACAAGGAAAAGACACTTTAGATTTAGAAATTGCCCAAGCAAATGAGATAAATGATATTCGAGTTAAAAGCGATGCGGAAGATTTAAAAATTAAGCAAGATAACGCGGCAGCAACTGAAGAAATTGAAAAAAAGAAAGCACAATCGCGTGAGCAATGGTTGGCAGCTGGATCAAATACTTTAAAACAAGCATCTTCATTATTAGGAGAGGCAACAGATGCGGGAAAGGCGGCAGCAATAGCGGCAACCACAATCGACACTTATCAAAGTGCAACAGCAGCTTATAAATCACTTGCAGGTATTCCAGTAGTTGGACCAGCTTTGGGAGGTGTCGCTGCGGGAGTTGCGGTAGTAGCGGGATTGGCAAATGTTAAAAAGATTTTATCGGTTAAAACTCCAAAAGGCGGGGGAGTAGGCGGTGCGAATGTTCCAACTGGCGGAGGCGCACCAAGCGCACCACAATTTAACGTTGTAGGAAATTCAGGAGTTAATCAATTAGCATCCGTATTGGCAACGAATGAACAAACACCAGTTAAAGCGTACGTAGTTCCTAGCGATGTTACAACGGGCCAATCTTTAGACCGTAACATTATTAGAAACGCCTCACTAGGATAAAAAGTTTATAACAAACAAATTTAATTTAGTCTATAAAGTATGCAAACGTACAAGGTAATATTAAACGAAAATGATGAGAGCGGAATTTACGCAATTTCGTTAGTGGATGATCCTGCTACAAAGGAGTGGTTTATTTCACTTAAGGCAGATCAAACAGATATTCAACTGGCAACAGCAAACGAAGAGAAAAGGATTGTAGTTGGCCCAGTACTTATACCAAACCAGCTAATAATGAGAAACGATCCCGATGGAGGCGAACCTTTCAATATTATGTTTGAGGCGGAAACGATTGCAGAAATCCACGAAAAGTTTATAAAAAATGGATTTCAAAATAATTCAACTATCGAACACGACGGGAAATTTATTGAGGATGTTACTTTTACGGAAACGTGGATAAAAGAGGATGAAGTACACGATAAGTCAGTACTATACGGATTTAAGCATCCTATTGGTACATTATACGGAATGCAGAAAATAAATAATGACGAGGTTTGGAACGATTATATTAAAACGGGAAAAGTAAAAGGCTTTTCAATAGATGGCACAAAATTCGGTTTGGAGAAAATTAATTTTAATACTAACTATATGAATCTAGAAGCGATTGCAAATGCAATTAAAGAGGGGTTTGCAGCGATAAAATTATCGAGCGATAACCCAACACCGGAAGCGGTAGATGTAAAACTAGCACAAATGAGACTTAGCGATGGCGTTACAGTTTTAGAAGCGGCAAGTTTTGAAGCTGGACAAGAGGTTGTGATTGTAGCCGAAGATGGCACAACTACTCCTGCACCAGTGGGCGAACACGAATTAGAAGATGGCAACGTCTTAATAATTGCAGAAGCGGGAATTATCGCTGAAATCAGAGTTAAAGAAATGGAAGCCGAAGAGGTTGAAATGTCTAACGATGCAAAATTTGAGGCGTTAATTAAAACGATTGTTATGAACCTTTCTTCGGAAGTGGCTAAACAAATGAATGACTTAAAAGTTGAATTGAAAGCTGAAATTTCAGAAGCTAAAGAAATCCAACTTAGTGCAAGTACAAAAGCAAAACCAGAGGTTAAAGAATCAAAACCTTTCGAGGCGATGACAGCTTTGGAGAGACACAGAGAAATCAAAAAACAATTAAAATAACAACTAAAAACTAAAAAAAATGGCAATAAGCTATACACCAGTAGACATTAGAGGGGTTGCAGTAGAACCAATCCTTGAGGAAGTATTATTCGCAAATAAAACTATTGCGGATGGTTACGTAACATTTAACGACAACATCAAAGCAGGTACAATCTTTACAGAGGCTGGAGTTGACGTAACAGCACAACTATACACAGGAAGTGCTTTGAGTTCAAGCGGAAGTATAAACATTACAGACCGTACAATTACACCTACAAAATTAGAGTACAAGCAAACATTTTTACAAGAGGCTTTGCGTTCATCTAGATTTAACCGTTCAATGAATCCGGGAGCGTTTAACATTGAGTCAAGCGAGTTTGCTTCAACTGTTTTAGCTATGGTTGGGCCAAACGTTTCACAAGATGCAGAAAACATTTTCTGGGGTGGTATGACTGCTGCAACTCAAACGGCTATCGCTGCCTTAACTGCGAATAACGCACAAGGTTCGATCACTGCTGCTACAAAAACTGCGGTTGCTGCATTAACTCCAGGACTTGTTGATGGAGTTTTCGCAAAAGCACTTTATGATAACGCTGCATTAGGTGGTTATATCAAAGTAATCGGAACAACTGTAACTGCTGCAAACATCGCTGCGGAAGTTGGTAAAATCTTTGCTGCAATACCAGCGGAAAACTTACTTGATACAGTTAGCCCAACGGTTATCTATTGCCCACGTTCTTGGAAGCAACTTTGCTACAACGCTAACAATGCGGTAGGTGCTGCTCAACAAATCAACTTTGTAATTACTGGCGATAACTTTAACAATTCTCAAGTATTCTACAACGGAATCGAATTATTATTCGTTCCTGCACCAAATGCTTTGATGGCTTACGCTCAAAGAAAAGCGGCAGTATCTTGGAATACAGATTTACTTGATGACGTAAACAGATTTGAAGTTGGTAAATTGGTTAACGATGGGGATGTTCAATTTGTAAGATCAATCTACACATTGGCGGCGAATGTAGGTCAAGCTACAAAAGGAGTACTTTACGGAGGTTAAGAAGTAACTAGGGCGGATTAGTTTCCGCCCTTATTTTAAATAAAAATATTATGGCATATTGTCCTATCACAGCGGGAAGGCTTTTAAATAATTGTAAGAACCAAAGAGGGGGAGTGAAAAATCTTTACTTTGCAAATTATGGTAATTACGGAATTGTTATAGCAGGTCAAGCGGTTACTGGTTTAGGAAGTTTAGATGAGACTTTTAAATACGAAGTAAAAGCAACTACCAACGCACTAACAGAAACTGGCACAAGTTCAGAAGATAATGGAACTTATTTAGTAACTCAATCTTTAGCGGTTACGCTTCCAAAATTAGCGGCAGACTTACAAGCGCAAGTACAATTAATTTGCCAAGGCAGACCATTTGTATTTGTAGAAGATTACAACGGAAATATTATGCTTTTAGGAGCAACGAATGGCACAATGAGTAATTGTACAAAAGCAACTGGAGCAGCTGGAGGCGACCTTTCAGGATTTACACTTACTATTACAGCCGAAGAGGGAAGTTTATCTCCTTTTTTGGATGCTGGTGCTAAAACAGAATTACTTGAAACAATATCAAATGACGTAGTTTCTTAAATTTTAGCTTAACTTACTACTTAAACCCATCTTAATTGATGGGTTTTTTGTTACAATTTAGTTTTTTTTAGTCTTATTTATATGATAGTCTTTTCAGTAGCAACAAATCACACGTTCAGATGCATCCCATCTTACTATAATGGTGGGGAAATTGTGTTAAATTTACGTGATGAACTCAAAAATATTACCTATTCTATTGAATATGATAATGTTTTTTATCAAAATTTTCAATTAATAATCACATTTTCCGATTTTCAGACAATCGAGGGGCAAAGTTTTGAGTGTACAATACTCGAAAATGACTCAATTACGTACAGAGGTAAGGCTTATTGTACTGCACAAACTGATTTGGAAAATTACGAAATGAACAACGGCATATTAAAAGTATAAAAATGGCTAATAAACCACAACAAAGAGTATTCGATTTGCAATTAAGCAACTACATTCGCCCCGAAATTAAAGAGGTGCAGGGTAAAAAATGGGTGTTGAATGGCAGAAATAACGAGTTTTATAAAACAATTATCGACGCTTACAACGGATCAACTACAAATAGTGCAATAATTGATAGTTACGCCAATTTCATTTACGGAAAAGGCATCGATTCAAACGAAAAGTTAACTAAGCCAAAAGAGTGGAGCGCATTAAATACCATCTTTGATAAAAAGGAGTTAAGAAAAATTTGCAAAGATTTTGAAATGTTTGGCGAGGCGAGTGTTGAAGTAAAATACTTGAATAATGAAGTAAGAAAAGTTTACCACATAGCAAAGGAGCGGGTTGCTCCGGAAGTAGCCAATGAGGATGGCGATATTACGGGATATTGGTATAGTTATGATTTTTCAAATGTGCAAAAATACAAGCCCGAGCGTTATGATGCTTTCGGATTTGGAAGCGGAAGCGGTGAGCGTTCTGAAATTTACATTATTAGAGATTACCAAGTAGGACAATTTTATTATTCCAATCCGAGTTACGTAAGTGGTTTAAGTTGGGCAAAGTTTGAAGAGGAGTTTCAAAACTATTGTATTAAGCACATTCAAAACGGATTATCTTTTGGCTACATTATAAATATGAATGCTGGAGTTCAAGCCAGTGAGATTGAAATAATGGAAACTACTCGGAGAATTCGTGAGAATTTAACGGGATCGAATAAAGCGGGAAATTTCTTTTTAAACTGGAATGACAATAAAGAAAGTGAAATCACAATAACCGCTTTGGATGTTAGCGAGGCCCATAAACAGTATGAGTATCTAAGTGCGGAAGCTAGGCAACAACTTTGCACCGCTCACAAACTTACTTCACCGATGTTGGTAGGTATAAAAGAGGCAAGCGGATTCAGTTCAAATGCGGAGGAGATTAAGGTTGGATTTGCCGAATTAATGATTAACGTTATAACGCCAAAACAAGAAATTATTTTGGATGGCTTGATGGAAATATTAAAGGCAAACGGTATTAGTTTGGATTTACAGTTTGAAAGTTTAAGAAGTGAGCAGGTTGCTGCAAATGTTTTAGACCAAACCGACAAAGCTAGTTCAGATGCGCAAATTTCTTACAACGGTGCGCAGATTGCTAGTGCGATTGATATTTTTGCAAAGGTAAAAGAGGGTATTTTGACAACCGAACAAGCGATTGTTTTCTTGGTTCAATTCTTAAACATTCCTGCAAGCGTAGCACAAGCGTTATTCACGCAACAAACCGCAGCAGTTACTCAATTATCATCACAAGACTTTTCAGATTTAGGAGAGGAAATAGATTTAAACGAGTGGGAGTTGATTAGTGCCGATCCAGTTGATTACGACAAAGAAGAGGAGAGAGATGCGGAGATGGAAAGGTTAAACGCAACAACCATTAAATTGATGAACGTGGCTTTTGCAGATGTATCAACTGGAACTGCAAGAACTAAAAGCGTTTCAGAGCAAGACACAAAGTTATACATTACACGTTACAGATATAGCGGCAATCCAAATCCCGAGCGTGAGTTTTGCAAAGCAATGATGAAAGCCAACAAACTTTACAGAAAAGAGGATATTGAGTTAATGAGCCAACGAAATGTTAATCCGGGATTTGGAATGAGACCAAACCCGAATCAACCTTATGATATTTTTCTTTGGAAAGGTGGCGGACTTTTAAGCGATGCTTTTCCTTTTGGAACTTGTAAACATTTTTGGGTGCGTGAGATGTACAGAAAAATAGGAACGGGCCGAAATACCGCAGCGCAACCATCAACTCCAGCAGATGTAAGAAGAGCGGGAGAGATAGCACCAACAAACCCACAAAAAGTCTATATCGCGCCTCACGATATGTAACCTACAAATAAAATTATTATGAATATTTGGCTACGAGAAAACGAACTTACAAAAAACACCTTATTGGGTGGCAATATTGATATTGATTTATACATCCCTTGTATTGCAGATGCACAACGAACAAGGCTTGAGGAAATTTTAGGTGAAACGCTATTTAATAAAATAGATGTTGACTTCGGAAACGACGATTTAAGCGGTTTATATTTGACTTTGTTTGACGATTATATTAAACCATTTTTGATTCATCAGAGCGCAGTAGAATACCTTTTAGTGGGTGCTTATAAAATAACTAATAACGGCATTTATAAAACGCAACCCGAAAATACTGCAGCAGTTGATAAAACCGAAGTTGATTATTTAGTAAATAACCAAAGATTAAAAGCCGAAATGTATCAGGGGCGTTTAGAGCGTTGGTTAATGCTGAATGAATTGCCGGAGTATTTAAGCGCAGACAGTCAAATAGTACCTCCAGTTTACAATAAAAGTAGTATCTTGAATAGATGGTACTTTTTAGATCCAAACAATAACTATTTTTAGGATGAGAAAAGTAGACAAAAGAACAGAGGACAATATAAAAAAATTACAAAAGTATTTATCAAATGAGAACAGTAAATTTCACGCACAAACGAGGGGATACATTTTACCAAACACCGATAAACATAAAAGTAAATGATGTTGATCTCGATTTAACCGATGCGGTTATTTTGATGCAGTTAAGAAAAGAGCCGGGAGGCGTTATTGCTTTCACTCCCGATTTAACCATTACCGATGCAGTTGGAGGGGACTTTCAAATTGACGAGCAAATTATCAATATTCCTGCTTGCACTTACCAATACGATATACAGATTACTTTAGCGGACGATACGGTTGTTACGTGGATCAGTGGATTGTTTATTATTAACGACGATATTTCAAGATAATGGCAGTAGATATAGTAATACAAGAAACGATTGATGTAGTAGATATTACGGTAACACCTAATATTATTGAAGTTAATGTAACACGTACAAGCGGAGTCGGTGGTTCGCAAACACTAGCGCAGACTTTAGCTTTAGGAAATACAACTGGAGGCGAAAATATTGTTATCAATAATGCCGATGCGATTGAGTTAGAAAACACATCTTTGCTAAAAAAGGGAACTTATGATTTTGGCGGTGATGGTGGTATTTCTAGAGTATGCTCAAACCAATACGAGGATATGTGGCAAAATGGATTTAGACACGTATTTGACCAAAGTGGATTTATAAGAAATTCAAGTAATGGTTTTGATTTAGTTCCTGATGAAACTTTTGACGTTACTTTACGATTTAAAGTTGGTTCATTTTGGACTTTGGATAATGGCACTACTTACATTTGTACAGACAATACAGAGGGAGCAGCAGTTTGGGAAATTTATAGCGTTGCTGGTATTCCTACACTTCAAGAAGTAACAGATGAGGGAAATGTAACTACAAATTCCATTAAGAGTTTAGATAGTTTTCAACTATTTGATGCGGCAGCAGATGAATATTTAAAAATTTTAGGAGAAGATGGAGGAATAAGCATTAGAAGATTAGATGGTACTATATTATTTACGTTGCAAGATTCAACATTAGGATTGTTTAGGTCAGGATTTTCAGCAGCTATACAAGCTCTAAATTTAACAGATAATAGAGAGTTTTTATTGCCTGATGCAACTGGCACAATAGCGTTAACTTCTGACATTCCAACAACAACAAGCCAATTAACAAACGATGGTGCAGATGGTGTAAATCCTTTTATTACAGCTTTAGATATACCAGTTGCGGGAGAAGCATCAACCTTAGTTCGTGAAGTTAAAAATATGACGGGTGCAACTTTAACGAAAGGAACGGTAGTTTACATTTCGGGTGCAAATGGAAATAAGGCATTAGTACAAAAAGCAATAGCCACAACCGATGCGTTAAGTTCTAGAACATTTGGATTATTGCAATCAGACATTTTAAACAATGGCTTGGGAAACTGCGTTATTATTGGAGATTTAAGCGGAATTAACACTTCATCATTTGCAGAGGGAGCGCAACTTTATTTAAGCGGAACGGTTGCGGGTGCATTTACAGACGTAAGAACATTAGCACCTACTCACTTAGTTTATGTAGGTAAAGTTACACGAGTTCATCCAACACAAGGGCAAATTGAGGTGCAAATCCAAAACGGTTATGAATTAGAGGAAATCCACGATGTTCAAATAATAACGCCTTTAAACAATCAAACAATACTTTACGAAACTTCAAGCGAACTTTGGAAAAATAAAACTATAATTGAGGATTCAATTACAAATGGAGTTACAGATAAAGCACCTAGTCAAAATGCGGTTTTTGATTTATTTCAATTTACACGTAGATTAATAACAAATGGTACTGGATCGATAACAGGTACAACTGCTGAAACTATACTTACAAGTTTGACAATTCCTGCAAATACTTTAGATTCAAAATGTTTTATTTGGAGTACAATGGATTATTTTAAGACTTCTGCTTTAAATTGCACTTTAAGACTATACATAAACACAGCAAATAGTTTATCGGGTGCAACCTTAATAGGATTTGCAACCGTAGGAAGTAATAGAAATGTATCTTTTAATAGAAAACTTTATCTAAATGGAACGAGTTTAGATTTTCTTA